GCAGGCAATTCTGGAGCTTCAGTTAAGCTTGCGCATCCATTGAACATATGGAAGTAGCATTGAGAACCTAAAGCAGTTGCAGGCAATTCTGGAGCTTCAGTTAAGCTTGTGCATCCATAGAACATGTAGGCGTAGCAGGAAGCAACCATAGTAGTTGCAGGCAATTCTGGAGCTTCAGTTAAGCTTGTGCATCCATTGAACATGTAGGTGTAGCATGAAGCAGCCATAGTAGTTGCAGGCAATTCTGGAGCTTCAGTTAAGCTTGTGCATCCACTGAACATGTAGGCGTAGCATTGAGTATTTAAAGTAGTTGCAGGCAATTCTGGAGCTTCAGTTAAGCTTATGCATCCACTGAACATGCTATAATAGCATGACGTATTCAGAATATCAGCAGGCAATTCTGGAGCTTCAGTTAAGCTTATGCATCCACTGAACATGCTGTTATAGCATGAAGCAACCATAGTAGTTGCAGGCAATTCTGGAGCTTCAGTTAAGCTTGTGCATCCATAGAACATGCGGATACAGCATGAACTATCCAGAATATCAGCAGGCAAATCTTGAACTTCGTATAAGTTTGTGCATCCATTGAACATGTTGCCATAGCATTGAGAAGCTAAAGTAGTTGCAGGCAATTCTGAAGCTATTAGTAAACCTGTGCATCCACCGAACATGTAGTAATAGCATTGAGAAGCTAAAGTAGTTGCAGGCAATTCTGGAGCGTCAGTTAAGCTTGTACATCCATAGAACATATAGTAGTAGCTAGCAGTTAGTACTTCAGTAAACGGCAGACGAGGCGTTCTATTCAGATTTGTCATTCCTCTAAACATATTCGCAAAACAATAATTATAAGGAATAGTAAAAGATGGAACAGCATTAACAGAACCAGTCAAAGCCATGTATCGCATATCACCAGCACACCAAATATTATCTGCAAGAACAGTTCCACTAGCTGTCGTATATACACCGAAATTAGTATACACGCTTGCTGATCCAGTACTTTTAATGACACTTCTAAGCTTTACTGGAAGTTGCTTTGCTCCACTGGTCCACCTAGTCCATACTCCATCTTCTAAAGTGTACAGTTCTCTATTAGTTGAAATTCCGAAAGCAGTTGAAGTATATGCTGAATGCGGTCTAAGCCAACCGTTACCAGTGAACTCAATGTACTTATCTGTTTGATCTTCATTGCTATTAAATATACATGAACCATTTGCATAGAGACTTTCTATACTATTACCATTAACATACATCTTGGAAATTTTATTGCCATTAGAATATAAACTCATACTTCTATTACCCAATAGACCTTAGTATCATCTATAGCGCTAGCAGCCTGAGCTGCTGCATCGTCTGCAGATGCTTCGGAATTAAACACTAATGGAATTTCCCCGCCATCAACTACTTGACCAGAGTTATCGAATATAGCAAGATCTCCAGCAGTAGCTGATGGAACAGTATTCATCTTTCCAGAAATATCAGGGGAAGACCAGGATCCAGTTCCGTCTAAGTAAGTGCTGCTGCTTCCTCCACTTGGAAAAGTGAACTTGCTATTGACCAATTCAACAAGATCATCCCAGCCAATAAGGCTCATTGTTCCATTGGATTCCACAAAGATCTTTCCATCTGTTCCAACTTCTGTACCCATAACAAGGCCTGGTTCTTGAGTTGTTGCTATTCCTATGGGATCATAGTTGATAACATAAGCGAAGTTAAATACGGTCCCACTGTAAATATAACGAGTAGTAGCATCACTTTGAGTTTCATCGTCTAAAACAAAGGTAAAGTCTCCGCTATTAACTGTTGAAGGAACTGAATATGCATCCAAGTCAGCCTTGGTAGGAAAGCTGACTCCAATGTATTTGCCACCTTGTTGCTGCAAAGCATTTACATCAGTTCTCAAGTCTAAGATCTCAGAATATGCTTCAGGTGTCATTAGGCCTACATCGGAATCTGATACAAGTGGAATAGTCCTGGTATATGTTGATGTAATATTGGTATTTGCATTGTAGCGAGTTATCGTTACAGTTAATGCTGTTGCACTCTGTGCTGAATCCCAGTCTGTTAAAACTTGTGGGAGTGCAGATTTAGATACTTTTGAACTGTCTAAATTAGCCTCAGCTGTAGATGCTCTACTAGCCTCCGATGCTTCAGCTGCTGTAGCGCGAGCTATTTCATCATTCAAACCTTTAACAAGCCCGCTTGAAGCATTTCCCACTGTAGTTTGAAGATCTGAAATATCAGTAGCAGATGCTTCCAATTGCAGAACATTGTCATTTGATTGCTCAATCACATCGGATAAGTTGTCCTGAACTGTTTTCAGGTCATTAGCAGTGAATACTCGAGCAACCTTAGTTCCAGCAACCCAAGTCAAAGATCCAGAATATCTTGTAACTGTTAGCTGATTGTTTCCCGCTCCAATGTCTGTAACTAGTACGGTCTCAGTTACAGTCTTGTCTATTCCAAGAGTTAAAGGGAATGGCAGTTCTTGTGGTAAAATATCAGCATTGCCAACAACAAAAGTTGTGTCTGTTGCTGTAATGTCTCCAAGCAAGAATGTTGATGGAGAGTCTTTTTGGGGTGGATACATTGTTCTGGCGTCCATAATATTCTCCTTTCAAAAATATCAGTATTGAGCTCCTCCGTGGGCATTGGTGAATAGCCTTATTAGGAAAGTTCCTTCTATTCGAGTCAGCCCATTTGGAGTAATTTTAATCACATGGTCTCCTCTCATAATGTTTCCATTTGCATTCTTGCTCATGTAAGATATAAGATTGACATTTCTAACGCTTCCACTAAAGGTCCCAATTGAAACATTGTCTAAATATACAGTCATAGTATTAGCAGTTGGCCCTTTGTAGATACCATAATCGATGTCATGAGTATGATCTGCCAAAGTAGTAGTGTGCTTATGGTTAGCAATTGTGACTGTGTGAGTATGATTTTCCAAGGTAGTGTTATGAGTATGTCCAGATATAGTAACAGTATGAGTATGAGCTGCTATGGTAGCTGTGTGTGTATGCGTTCCAATAGAAATAGAGTGGCTGTGGGAAGATATAGAAATACTGTGAGTGTGCGAGCTAATAGTTGTGGTATGGCTATGGCTTGTGCTATGTGCATGCAGTTTAAAAGTGTGGCTATGGCTTGTTCCTCCAGCTGTAGTAAAGCCTATTGGATAACCACTTGAGTTAGTTCCATCAAAATATACAGCATTTCCATATGATGAATCAGACCATGAAGTAGAAGACGCAGTTGTTCCTCCTCCAGAACCTGAAGTAGTTGAGGTTCCTCCTCCAGAACCTGAAGTAGTTGAGGTGCTTCCCCCAGCTGAAGAAGTTACTGTTGAACCGCCTCCAGAGGAAGATGTAGCTGTTGAGCCCCCTCCTGAAGTTGAAGACGCAGTTGTTCCACCTCCGGAGCTGGAAGTTGCAGTAGTAGCTCCTCCATCGGATGTTGACGGCGTTGCTGCCCCTCCACCTTTAATTGCTTTAGAATATGCCCTGAAAGGTTTCAAGCTTGCAGAGAATGTAACCTCGTTCACATGCACAGCATTCTCTGGAATTCTAAAAGTAATCTCTGCTGGATTAGCAGTATCGGCATTGTCATAGAAGCTATCTGTAAATATAGACTCAGAGCCTTGTGAATACGTGTCACTGATTCTTTGCCTATCTGCAAGAGCTGCTAGGCTGTCTGAAATATCGTATGTGCCAAAGCCCAAAGTAATCTGTCCAGTCTTAGGCTGTCCAGAAAGATCTTCTTTCAAGATCCTTTGAACCACCATGTACTCATCAAGATCATCGTTGACTATCCTGACAGTCTCTCCAATGGATAGATTCGCAGCAGTAGAAATTGTCTGAATATCAATTGAGTAAGTAACAGCTGGCTCTTCAAGCTTCTTCAGCATAGCCTCGCCAGTTGCTTTTAGCGAATCCGCTATAGTGTATCTTTCATCCTCCCAGACTTGAACAATTACTCCGTACTTTGAGATGTTCGGAGAATCCAAATATAACTTGCCATTGTTAACCTCAGCAATAGTCAACTTATTGTCATTCTCCCCATAGCCATAACAATACAGCCTTGTTGTGAGATTGGTAGGATCAACTGTTCTGACCATCCCATTAATGTTCTTTCTATAGCGAATATCAGTCACTGGGATTGGATCAGTCTTTAGCAATCTTAAACGCCATGGAAAGGATGTTGTGTCAAAGTCCCAATAATAATCTGTTTCAGAGAAAGGTTCAACAATAGAATATAGCGCAGATAGAAGATTCTCATCCTGCCAGCCGTATAAGTACTGATGAGCATACTCGCATTCATCTAAAACCCATCGTTGCTCAGATTGCTGTGATAGTACATAGGCAATTACATTTGGAGTGTAAACGCCAATATTCCCAATCTCATGCCATCCAAGCATTGTATCATCGATTAGTGTACTTAGCACATGCTCTAACTCATACTGAATATAAGCACCTGTGCCAAGCATCTCTTCCGTTCTGGTCATAATTCGAAAAAGTCCTACATACCTATCGTCTCCTCCTCCATCCACATCCCAAATTTCGATGAGATTGAAAGAAAGGCAATAGCTGTTCTTGATATCGGAAAAGGGCATGGAAAACCGAGCAGTCCAAAGCGAACTGATAGGCTTTTCATACCCTATGTTATACGCATTTTGCAGAAAGGCAAGCCGCTTCCGAGTATGCCCATCATATACAGCTAAAGGTTTCACAGAAGCCTCTCCTCTCTACAGCCATCGATTTTGCCAAATGGCTGTTACATTCATTGTTGTGTCGACATCAGTTTCAATAATGATGGAATTCTCTCCTGGGAATAGATCGAAGAACACACTGTCTGAAGTGACTGAAGATACATCTTGCAAATATCCAAAGAATACAGACAGTTCATCAGTGTCAATAGTCACATCTGAGCCAGGAGCAAGATTGATCCCATCTAACTCAAAGATTTCTTCATTCAAAGCTCCAAGCCTTCTTAATAATAAATCTCCAGTGCCAATAATATAGCTGCTTAGACTAGTCGTAATTACTAATATAAGGCTAAATGCTCCAATACCAGAAGTATTAAATTCAAGATAAGCAGTGATGTCTATGTCCATTTCTAAATTTCCATGACTAGTTAATGGCGCTGTTATTAATTGAACAATGTAGTTAGATAAGAAATTTACTTCCCCAATACCACTAAAATGTATTTCTGGAATAGGAACTTTTGGATTAAACTCAAGAAATAAATCGCCTGCTCCGCCAATTGCACTCGATGCCAAAGGTTTTAATCTAAGAATGATGTCTGTAATTTCCATTGCTCCGATTCCAACAAAATTAGTTGAAATATCGTTTAAATTAGTTATTCCAGGAACAAAAGATCCAGAACCAGAAAATGCAATGGAAATAGGATACGGAATAACTATGTTAAGACTTAAAGCTCCGACTCCCGTAATAGCTGAATTAAAGAGGTTAGTATCTTCCAATGTTCGATCATAGTAATTACGGGAAAATGACGTTTTATCATAAGCTCCTATGCCAGCTCACCTCCTTATGTTTCGGAGACTGTTAAAGATCCAACAGGAACAATTGGTTGAACTCCTTGATTTAACTGATAGGTTGCTGCCAGCGATCCATAATATACGAGATCTCCGCCTGTAGCTGCTGTTCTAAGAGCTGCATAAGCTATTGAACCACTTGCAGAAGGAACTACAGCAAATTGAATCAAAGCAGAATTCTGAATAACAGCAGCTCCCCCTACTAATTGCGGAGCTGTGAATGTGACAGCTTGCCTTGTATAGCCATCATAAGTTACCTCTGTCCCAGTATCAGCATCTGTTGGGTTTGTAGAATATAGTGCAAGATAAAGCTGAGCTGGCTGAGTAACACTTTGATTTCGAGCTAAGAAGTTAAGTACCAATTGCTTGGCTGTGTTTGATTTAGGCATGATGTGCCTCCTTAAGTATTGATGAATTTTGATCTTATTACTAAATTCTTAATAACAGAAGTTCCTGTATTCCTAATAACTAGCCTAACAGGTGTTTGAACTGTTCCCTCTGTGTTGATGTAAAACTCTTCTCCAGAAGAAACGTCAAATACAAGTTGCTGTGCAGTCTCGTACGCAAATGGATGGTTAATAGTAAACTCTAGCTGAAATGCTGCATACTCTAAAGTCTTTGCCGTTGGAGGAGCAGAACTCAAGAATGCATTGTAATGCATCTCAGGCTCATAGTCATAAGTCAATTCGCCTACCCCATCTAACCATCCAGCAATTAATCGAACTTGCCTCTGAGTTGATACTCCAGGGAGAGCTGCATAGCTACAAGTGATAGATTCAACTCGGGATTCATAGCCGCCATCTTCTTGAATTACAGCAGAGGATCTTCCAGGAATTGTAATCAAGGATCTTCTTTTCAAGGGAGAAAGGACACGATCTCCAGGAACTTCCCTAATGCCAAAAGTAGAACTATGAATTCCTTTGAAAGAAAAACCTCCGTAAGTTGAAGGGAGGTTTACAGCTTGTGTCATTCGATCACCTCCTTTCTCTAAATATAGGAAGATACACTCCTAACTCCTCTTCCTCTCATGGCTGATTGCTGCTTTAGCAGAAGCTTACGAGCAATCTCATCAATGTCCGCCTCTGATCTGATAGTCAATCCAGTCATGTCAAACTTATTAACAATAGTTGTTTCACCATTGCCAGACAAATTACTGCCATTTTGAATTGAACTGCCAAGCTCGGACTGACGAGAGATGCTTTGAGCTAGGGCATAGGACTGAGTGCTATCAAGCATTCCAGAAAGAGTGTTGACTCCAGACTTGACATTTGAGAGATCGAGAACTGGAGTAATAGTCGGAGTTGCATCTATGTTGCTCATTTCATCCGATAGTTTAGACATTGTATCTGACATTACATTAAGAGAAGATTTTGCCATCTCTGTCGTTGCATCTTCTACAGTTCCAGCATACTCAGAGATTCCATTAGCCATGCCTATCGAACAGTAAGCTCCAATTCTAGCAAACTCTTTGGACGGGCTCTTCTCTCCCAAAGCAGCTTCTGCTGCTGAAAGAGCAGATTTTGCAAGCTCTGCAGCTTTGGTTGCAGCTCTACTAATCCAGCTTCCAATTCCCTCGATGAAACCTTGGACTAGATTAGCTCCAGCAGATTTGAAGGATTCGTATTTCTGACCTATCTCAGACACGCACTGTGCAACGAATGATCTAACAGATTGATAGACTTCTTCGACTTTGCCAGTGATTCCTTGAATAAAATTGCTCATGACTTCTCCAGCTGTTGTCTTGAATTCACCGTACTTCTCGGTAACTGTAGTGATCATCTTCTGAACAAATTCTTGAACTTTGGCAAGAAGATCGCTGACTTTGCCATCTAACCCTTGGATCAAACCAGCAATAACATCTTTGCCCCAGCCTTCAGCAACAGTCGAAGGGCTATTGATGCCGAACAATTTGCAGAAGGCATCGATCATTGCTGCGCCAAGAACTTTCAAAGCATCTAGAACTAAGCTGTGATTAGTGATGGCGCTAATAAGGCCATCTAATATAGCTTTGCCCCAGCTTTCAGATTCTGTGGATGTGCTTCCACTTATACCAAAATAGTCAAGAATGCCATCCATAAAAGCTGTACACAAGTTAAGCAAAGCATCTATAAGCAACGGGGTATTCTCTCGAATTGCATCAGCCATACCATTGATGAAAGATATGATCATCTTTAGTCCAGCATCAACTATTCTAGGGGCTTGTTCTGCAATAGTTTGAAGGAAAGATACAACAATATCAGTGCCAGCTTTGCCCATGTCTGGTATCTTTTCGGCTATGCCAGCAAGGAGTTCCACCACCATAGCTATACCGTATTCTGTTATCTGTTGCATGTTAGCTGCTAGTCCTTCTAAGAAGGCATCAATAAGAAGGAAGGCAGCTGCAACTAATTCAGGGGCTCTTGCGGCTAATTGCGTAAGAAGATCTGTTAGGAAACTCAATAGCGTTTCAGTAAATAGTGGGAGTTCTCCCTGCATGATTTGGACACAAGAAACTATGACGGCCACAATAGCTTCTGCAATAGCTGGAGCTCCAGCTGTGATTACATAGGCCATTGCAACAATGCCTTCAGCTATCTTGTATAGAACTTCAGGAATCAAGGCGGCAATCTCGGATATAGCTACAACAAGCATACCAATTGCAGCCACGCCTCCTGCAGACAGTGAGATCAATCCAGTGCCAAGCAAATTAATGCCTGCGCCAACAGCCAAAGCAGCAACACCAAATAGGGCAAGGGCTGCAGCTAAAGCTAATATAGGACCAATCAACGATGACAACACAATAGCAGCAACACCCATTTCAACGAAAGCCAAAGCAAGTGTGACCAAGCCCTTAGCTATTCCTTCCCAGGATATCAATGCCATTGTTCCCATGGCAGTTGCAAGCACCAATGAGGATGCGGCCATAACAAGCATAGCAGCTGCTCCAGCTAACACAGCAGGATTAGATGTTCTAATTAGTGCTTCAGTCATAACAAGCATCCCTGCTGCAAAAGCTCCAAGTGATTTGACTAAACTGTCAAGGCTCATACCTCCAAGAAGCATCAAAGTTGTAGCCATCTCCAATATAGCAGCGCCCATAATTACTAGAGCAGCAGATGCAGCCAGCAATGCAGCTGGATTGGCAGAAGTAGTTAACTTGATGGCCATGTCAACAATAACGATTAACCCTGTTCCTAATCCTATAATGCCTGTTACCAAATTAGGCCAGGATATGTTTCCAAGCATGTTTATGGCAACACTCATTTCAACACAGGCAGTAGCTACAAGAATCAACCCAGCTCCTGCAGCAATCAAACTTGCGCCATTGCCTATTTTTGCCATAACAGCTGTAAATACAAGCATTCCAGTAGCTATACTTCCAATAGTAAGCAAGCCATTGTTGAGCTGTTCAACGTTCAGTTCAGACAAAGGTTTCATAGCTACCACGATGAGATTAATAGCTACTCCCATTTCGATCAAGGATATAGCAGCTGCTTGGAATCCTTTAGTTCCGCTTAGAAGTTTTGCTACGCCAATCATTGATCCAAGCATTACACTCAGTGCTAGTATACTGTCAGCAAGCCTATCTGCTGGAATATTGGCAATGTCAGCTAGTGCATCGGCTAATATAGCCAGAGAAGCAGCAAATTCTATTAACTCCAGGCCTATCAATTTAAGCTTTGTGCCAGCTAAAGTCTTTTGGAGCAATCCGAAAGATATGCTTAACTCTGTGGCGAGTGCAGCCATAGCAACAGTTGCATTTCTGAGTTTGTCGGCATCAACCATAGATAATGCTACTATAGAAACTGTTAATATAGCAAGGGCAGCAGCAATCTCAATAAGTACTTTGGCTTTCAAGGTATTCTGGAAGGTTTCAAGAGAGCTTCTTAAGCCTGAAAATATACCACTGATTCCTTCTATCAAACCACCTGCAGACCCAGAGATCTCAACCAAGTTTTCAACGAACTCAATGAAGCCAACTGCAATTCCGCCATGAAGAAGGCCATTTAAAAGAGCCAAGAATCCAGCAAAGCCTTCAGTTCTCCAGGCTTCTCCTATAACATCTCTTAATTCCTTGAGCTTTGTATAAAGCCAGTCAATAGCTGGCTGGATGGTATCCATTAATGGCTGAAATGTTTCTTTAAGGCTTTCTTTGAATGAAGTTAGGTCTATAGTTACGCCGTTTATAGCATCAGCAATTATCTTAATTCCTTCGCCAACTAAGGAAGCTCCTTTTAGAATGGCTTCACCAATAGGTGAAAGAGCGTCTAATAACTTAAAGAATGCAGATGCTCCAAATATAACCACATCGGCTCCAGCTTTGATGATAGTAAATAAGCCTTCAAAAGCTGTTCTAATCATGTTCGCTGTTGTAGGGCCTATCTTCAAACCTTCCATTAACTCTTGGAACTTTTTGCTAATATCGGCAAGCATCTCTCCAGTTACTGGGGGAAACACGTTTGCAAAAGCTTCTCTGATAGGGCCTAATATAGATTTAAGCCCTTCCCAAGCTGCAATAATTCCTTCAATGATTGCAGTTCTTCCTCCAAGGTCCTGCCAATCATACAGTATGTCATTTCGAGCTTTGGACGAAGCTTTAACAACTGCGTCTATTTCATTTCCAAAACGTGTCCACATTTCTGTAGCTTGGTCAAAGTCACCAAATATGGCCTCAAACGATGTTGCCCATCCAGAACCTAAAGCTTCCTTTGTGGTGTCTATAAGTTGAGAAAATGTTCTGATCTTTGTCGCAGCCTCGGTTGCTTTTTGGCCAATTTCAGTAGTTTCATCCGAATACCATTGCAAAGCTGTTGTTAATGCTTCAGTTGTCATCCACTGGTATTGCAATGAATCGTTGAAGTATCTTGTAGCGCTGATAGTTCCATCCATTGTTTTGCCCATGTTGTTTGTTGACAAAACTTTGTACATTCCATCAGCTGCTTTCTCAAGTGTTCCAGCTTCAACAGCAGCCTCGAGCAATGCCTCTTTAAAAGCAACTGTAGCCATGTTAGCTGTTTCAATAGACTTCCAGTCAATTAGCTTAACATAGCCAGCCGACAATGCTTGAGCAAAGTTGTACATGGCTCGGGAAGCTTCATTGGCATTTGATCCTGATAAAGCTGCAGCATTTGCTATACCCTTTATGGCCTGTACAGCAGTCTCCAAGTCAACGCCAGCATTAGTAAACTTTCCAATATTCTGAGTCATGTCCGAGAAGCTGTAAATCGTTTGGTCAGAATATTCATTTAGTAATTCCAGCTGTTCATTAACCATCTCCAGTGTTACAGGCAGACCTTCTTTTGTGTGTGCAGATGCTAATATAGTTCTAATAGCATTGAGTTTAAGCTCGTATTCATTAAAACCATCTGTTACAGGTGTGATGGCAAGAGCCGTGATTAGACTTTCGCCTAAGTGAACTGCCTGAGCACCAATTTCGGCCAAAGCTCCAGCAGCCATAGCAGCGAATGCCGTAAACTTTGCATGGACAGTATCTACTGCTCCACCAAGATGAGAAAGGCCGGAGGAGGAGCCAGACTTTTCCAGTGCACTATTAAATTCAGCAAGACTTTTGGAAGATTGGGAAATGCCAGATTCGAATTTGCTATTCTCAAATGACATCTCTACTATTCGTTCATCAATTTTGCTCACCAGCTCTGAACCTCCTTCGTAATCGCGTCTGCTATTCGATCAAATATAGGTTGAATTGCTGGGTTAATGAAATCCCGAGCTGGCACATAACCGCCATTCCGAGTTCCATGCCCATACTCTATAAGGACAACAATAGGAATCCCGTCACTCTGATTGCTGTTGCCAAATGATAGGCCATAGCTCTCGGATTTGTAATACCATGATTTAGCCGTTTGCCCTGTATCTTTTGGAGTGGCTGCAGCGAGAGCATCGACTCCAGCACTTCCATACTGATCTAGAAGCCTTCTAAACTTTGATCCAGAGTCCTTTGCATTGGCAAAGAAGCGTTCTGAATTGGCAAAGGACCCTTTTAAGGTCAATTTAATCATCGTGCTCTCCTTTCAAAAAATATAGTTACTTCAAGAATTGGCCATGATAGTTAATGAGTTTTCCATGGTAAGATTCGATTTCGTGAAACCTTAAAGATTCGACTTCATCATCAGTCAGAATCTTCCATTGTGTCTTTTGGTTCCACCAAATATCTTCTTCAGCATTTCCGCCTAAAGCTTTGTATGCTTCATGAAGAACCGTCTGCACTCTGCATTCATCATCAGTCCAGGCCGCAATGTTCCTATACTCTTTGAAGCATCGGTATAGCGAGTTTCGTAGCATAGCAGTTAGGGCATCAGTATGAGATTTCTGTAAGTGCACTATAGTTCCAAGCTCTGTCTCCAAAGACCCAACGTCTTTCATTAGCTCTTTAAAGTCTTTAATATTTCCGTCTATGGATTTAATGGACTTTGTAAGCCCAATTTTGTCGAAGAAAGTTAGTAAAGTGATTATTCCAGCGCATGTTGTAACTATTATTTGCCATAATTCCATTCATTCACTTCCTTTCAAAAATATAGTCAGGAATACTTCTCATAATAGCCTTGGCCATAAGCTGCTCTTCTCACTTGAACTGAAGAGCTGGTGTCTGCTGGACGTTCAAATTGTAGCAAAACAACATCTGATGCCTGTCGAACACTCGTTGCTGTCTTAAGGGTTTTGATCACTGTAGAATATGATTGCAATTCTGTCCAAAGAAACTCAAGCTGAGTAGTCAAGTTGCCAATTGAAGTCTTTTTGCTTTTTGCATAATCCAGAAGTGCTTGTTTCCTGGTGTAGTAAGTCCACTGGGCAAGCCCGTATCCAGCACTGTCCTTGACAAAATTGGTGTACTTTCCACTGTCAACCAAATATGTATAAAGCAGATCGGTTACTCCAAGTTTGGTCTCGTAGCTGTTTTGCAGATTGATTGGATTAAGAGCGCTCTCAGCGTAAAGATTGCCCATCAAGCCAGCGATTGCATAAGAGTTTAGCCCTTTAGCTTTAAGGAAAGTCCAAATATCTTTTGCTGGATCCAAGGACGCAGTTGACATGATTGTCTGCTTTAAACTGTCTGTCAATGATCCAGTTGCTGAAAGTTTCTTTGCTGCTTGAAACCACTTAATAGCTGCAGTTGACTTAGGCCCAATCACTCCATCAACAACTAACTTAGGAGTGTATCCTAGGTCATTGAGCCTCTGCTGAATCTCCTGGTTTGAAATATAGATTGCATTGTAGATTGGCCTAGCGATTCCAATGATTGCACCAGAGGTTTTGGCAGCTTTAATGATTGGAAGAGTCCTTGTGTAAATGTACTTCACACCAGATGACTGCTCTATTGTTGTATAGTTCCCTTTACCATCAACTGTTCTCACTACTCCAGTATGCCCGTATAAGTTGACTCCTTGTTGGATTGATGAGGTTGACCACCAGGACAGAATGTCTCCTGTTTGAACATCTTTCAAGTTTGTAATGGACTTAAAAGCCCATGGAAAGTTTTTTGGAAGGTTTGTAGCGCACTTGTTGCCATTTCCACACTGAGATGGTTTCACATCAGTGTTCATCAGAACTCCAGCATAGGTAGAAACTAGCTCTACACACTGTGTTCCAGATGCTCCCCCATCTTCATAGCAAACCTTGCCTAGTCTTCCTGTTACCCAGGTTATTGCATCTGATTTGCTCATTACTGATTGCATTTAATTCATCCCCTTGTATTCAATTGGCTCCTCCTTGCTGCATTTAGTTCTCTGTTCCTAGCAAGCAACGCCTGCTTTCCTAATTGCTTAGGAGGGGTGTTCTTAATAGAGCATACTCTAATTAATGTTAGTAATCGATTAAGATGCCACTTCTGGCATTCAAAAGGAATATTCATCGAGATCATCCAGTAGTAAATTAGTTCACTTGTAACAATTTCTCTGCTTCCTCTTGTAACTTGATCCTTGCGAAAAGTAGTGGCAGTCATCTCTGCTGAAATATAGTCTGAGATCATGTCTAGTTCATTCTTTCCAAGAGAGTAGAATAGTTCGTCTGGCGCATTTGAATTAATTGACATGCATCGAATGTAGTCTAACATCTCTTCGTTAGTCTTGGTTGAAGATCCTAGAAAGGGCTTGCACCACTTTGACTCCCATTTTGAAATTGAGACGAGTGAGTGCTCTAATTGCAAAGTTGTGCCCTTAACTCGAATGAATTCGCTGGTATCTTCGTTAAAGATCTCTGAATCTGGAATCTTAATCGTTAGCATTATTGCTTCATCAAACTCTCTATGAAAGAAAGCATCTCTTCCGGGCTTGCAAGAAGTTTGTCTAGCAAAGCATCATAGGCAACAGAATCTTTGAAGTCTGCCAAAACTTTGTCATTCTTCACGAATCGAAGCCCATCTTCAGTCCTGATTCCATAAGCTAAATCAATTACATTATCCAAAAGCCTTGCAAGATCTCGAACAGCTTCAGCAACTATTAAAGAATTGCTGTCTAGAGGTTCATCCTCTTTGATGTTGGCTTGAGCTTCTTCTAAAGCTCCAGCTTTATCTTGAAGCTTTTGGCCTGTGCTAACAATGGTGTTATAGACATCGTCTTTTGCCATTAGTACATCTTTCTTTCCAATGTGAAACCACAGATCCTCAGTATGGTGTTGTTCGTTGTAATCTGTATAGTCAACAGTTATCTTAAGCATGTTTCTCCTTTCAATCTGGAAAAGTGGGATGCTAAAAGCAGAGCCCACTTAATGAGTTTAGCTTGTTGCGAATAGGGCTGCAATTTCATCTGGCAGAGGAAGGCTTGCAGTCAAACTATCTGATCCATAAAGCATATCTTCAAGAGATGCGAGAGCTGTTGGATCAGCTTTGGTGCTATCAATTACAATTGTGGCTGTTGGCTTTAGGCCTGTAACATTCTCTGGGCTTGTGGTGAGTTCCCAGCTGAATGTGATTGCTTCAGGCGAATCATTAATTGTAGAATATGCTTTCTGCGATGGTGCGGCCAAAGCATTGTAGATGATGTGCAGCTTATAGCCGTAATCATTTAGCTCTGTGTCATTCCCTAGAGTGGTCCGATAGGATAGGCCGAAAGCCTGGCGCGATTGCTGGCCAACTAGGACTCCTTCAGCAAGTTCAGCAGAACCGTCACAAGCTGCAAACTCTTCAGGATATGTGTAGGCCTCAATGCTTGCAGCAAATTCTTCATTTGACATGAGAGTTAGGTATTTGATGTCATCCGCATACAATGGAGTAGGCTCTGCTCCACTCGGAGCTTCAGATATTGTGATTAAACCATTCCATGCGACACCAGTGGGGTAAAGGCCAGCTGAGCTTCGAGGGTACAAAACTCCATTCTTAACGCCAGTTTCATACAGTCGTTCTCCAGTCTGATCCCAAACAAGTTTAGGCATAAGTGTTTCTCCTTTTGTTAGTAGTAAATTGAAAAGACATCATGATTCAGATTCTCAGAAGTGAAGTGTCTGCTAAAAGAAGTCTCTGGAAGCTTAGCTACTTCATCCGGAATAGTAGAATCAGGATTGGCATCTATGACTGTGATTTGATACCTAAGTTTCCCAAGGTATAGCAAATCATCTGCAAACTTTTCATCTTTGGCATCCCTGCCATAAACAATGCAGGGGTAGATTAGTTTAACAGAGGATGGGGGTTGGAAGTACACATGGGAAGAACCAAGCAAATCGACAAGAATTTGGTGAAGCTCAAGCCGTTGGCCCATTGTATACACCTCCTATAGTCAGAATTAACCGAGGACGATCTATCTCAACTTTTGTGATCTTCCAATTCGCCCCCATCCAGTGTATGTAAGTTATGTATTGCAGATTCTCCATGGAAAATGGATCAGAGATGATTGAGAGTCTATTATCTATTGCGAAATCATCATTGAGATTCGAAGACTCTCTCCAACGATAAGCACTGGCTATCACATCTCCACGATAATTCCTCTCAATCACCTGGTCTGTCCAAACACCAGGAGCNNGTTTCAGCTTGTATGGCGTAGCCTATTACACCATAGAATTTTGCCATAACAGACTAGCCTCCCATTTTGAATTGTTTAGCGATTACTCATCAGCTTCTGCAGTTGCAAGCTTCTCAATGACAAGAGCAGAATGAGGAAGAACCAAAGCTCCAGAGCAGCGAGTTTCGATTAGGTACTTGTACTGATTGTAATCAATGTCAAAGTCATCGAACATGTTGACAGAGCCACCTTTGTCAGCGCCAACATAGTAGTCATTCATGTTGACAACGATTCCAATAAGATTGGCTACAGTTGAATCGTCAATCTCTCTGCTAATGTCTTCAAGAACTGGAACTTCAACTATCTTGCTTACTCGAAGAGCTGCAGCAAGATCATTAATCGTGTTGTATAAACGCCGTCCAGTGCTGTCTTTGAGAAGGAGCATGTCACCCACAGCATCAGGAGTACTCAGGAATACAGGATTGCCAGAACCTTTGTAATCCTTCCTTGCAAGAATGATTGCATCGATCAATTCAGATGTCGTAGATTCCTCTGGAACCTCAACTTTGACAGAGTAGAGATCGTCATCACTGTAGATTGGGCGAATGCTAGTCTCAGCAATCTTGTCATCAGATGCTGCTGAACGGCCATCACCAACAAGAATGGCTCTTCCAATTTCCTCTTCGAGCATCATCCTCATCTCAAGCTTCAGCCAAGCTACAACATCGATGTCAGTGATGTCAACAATGTCATCACGGTCAAGACGCTGTTTCTTGTAAACAGTCGTTGGAGTAGTGACTCTCTTAAGAAGAGCAATAACTTCGTCAGTCTTTGCATTCCCCTTGATGTAACCTTTGGCCCTTGCTTCATCTGCAGTGATGTCTGCAGCAAGGCTCTTAATACGAGCAAAGGGGCTATGATGCGCTGCACCAAATACATCCTTTACCCATTCAGTATCCCTTTTGATAAAGGTGGGGGAGGGGGTTACAGTCTGAGCATCTGGGAACAGGTAATCGATGTTCTCGATGCCATAGTCATCATGCTGAAGAAAAGCTTCTTTAAGCGAGCCAAGTCTTTGTGCATCTGTAAGAATAGCTTGCATAGCATCATGAGATAGATAGGTGCCCGTATCGGCAGAGTTGTCAAATATGTTTTTCTTCATTCTAGAATCTCCTTTTAAATTGGAATGTGCAGCAGATTTATTTGCAAGCATAGAAGCCGCAAGTTTAACCAGTGTCTCTTTCTTTTCAAGCGATAAATCAGGATACTTTTCCTGAAGCTTGAACACTATTTCCTCTAAATCTTCGTCTTCTTCGTTTTCTTCGTCTTCTGCATGGGATAAAGCGCTATGCTCTGCTGAGTTTTCAAGCGCCTGGCCAATTAAAGCAAAGACAACTTTCTTTTGTTTTTCATTAAGTGTATCAAATATGTCTGCAACAGTTTCATCACTATCATCTTCTTCATCCGCATGAGATAAACTGCTATGACTTGCTTCTTTCTCACCTTCTAGCGCTTGAGCAATAAGAGCATATACAACTTTCTTCTGTTTCTCGCTAAACGTCTCAAATACATCAGCTACAGTCTCTTCATCATCTTCCTCATCTTCC